AAAATGAAAAAGAAGCATTTTATGCCTATAGGGAATTTAAGAAAAAAAGGCTGAAGGAAATGGCCGAAAAATATTTTAATAATGGATTGATAGACAAAAGGGTGTATGATGCCATATTGTCGTATGAGATATATCCATTTAAATATGGGGACAAGAGAAATGATGAATATGATTACACAAGTAACAAACATAACAAAGGGTTAATAGAATGGAAGAGTCAGGAGAAAGAGTAGTAGATGAGAGATTAAGAGCTATCGACAAAAGGACTGGTAAATACGTTAATGTAATCAAGCGCACTATTGATGATAGCCTATTCCCGATAGTTAAGTATCTCAGTTACAGTTATAATGAATTAAATTATGATTATGTAAAGAATCTGAATTTTGATGTAAACGTAAATTGGGAGCAGCGTAGATATCAGATTGTTAAGGATTTATTATCTAACGATTTCGATGGGAGAAAGATGAGTATAGATGAGGTAGATAATGCTATATTTACCGCTGATTTGATTATTAACAGATTAACAACTATTTGAGATGGTAAGAATTGATTTTTTCACGAAGAAAGACGCTGAGTACAGCGACTACATGCGGTATATTATCGCCAACACATTACAGGAGTATGAGGGTGAGGTCACGTTAAACCAGATCCCGGAGAACAAAGCCACGGAGGAGGAAATATCCAAGTACGGTATAGAGGTATATCCTACTATCATCGTCAGCGGAGATAACATGGATGGCTTTAATAAACTTGAGGGGATGGCCAGAAAAGCTGATCTTATTAACGTCATGTCGTTATACGACAAGAAATAGGCTTATGACGATAAGGGATAAATATTTTGGTTGGAAAGATATATTCTTTGACAGGTTCGTGCATTGTTGTAATGAAAAAAGTGACCAACCACAAGGAAGTAATATACCTCTAGCCAAAATAAACTTCGATAACAAGACAGGATATGTGGAGGACGGGACTATTAATATAGCCGAGCTTCTTCAATATCTTTGGATAAATAATAAGGTCTATGGGTGTGAATATGCACCCATAGATATATCCTCTGTCTTGCAAACATTGATTAGATTGACCGAGAACGCTAAGTTCATATTTGACGACCAACCCGGCATACATGATATGATCCCATATAGAGGTTTTTTTCTTAGAGATGATTTTTTACCCGGGAAAGATTATTCGCTTGATTTGGATAAAATAGTGAGCGGGATGGGAGGATGGTATGGAGAGGATGAGGACCCATGTTACTCGATGTTCGTCAGTCAAGATCAGATATGGAACTTGAACCCGATATTGAAGGTATTAGCTGATGAGGGATCTATTCTAGCCAAGGAACTTGGGTATGATATGAACTCATATGTCAGCGATAATGGATACACGATATACAACCCATATCTGTCATGGATCAATCATTACTATCATTATTGCCCGACATTTAATGAGGATAAGCTGAAACCTTGGGATAGGGTGGAAGACAGAAAGAATAAATTCAAGATGACGGATAAGGTTAAGAGAGGCGCCAATAATTGGTATTATTCAGGCGGGACTATATCTTGTGTGGATAATTTCTTGGGGAAAGAATACAGGAAAAATCTCCGAACCTTCATATATCGTGGAATAGTATTCTTTTTAGATCGGATATGGCATACACCATTGTTTGAGAAGATGGGCGTGAAAATGAAATACAACGCTTATTATTGTTATGCCGCTACTTCCGGGATATGGTATGATAAGGGATTCAAGGAAAGACTAGCCAAGAGGTTTAACAAGTCGCTGGGCGGCGACGGGGAACTGTTCGGGGCTAACCTAGCCTGCATGGTATGTGACCGTAAGGATATCGATTGGGAGGCGCTTCGTATTTGGCTTGACAAATACGATGATCCTACTGATAAGGGCATGGTGAATAGCCCTATTCAATTTATGTATTTATATCTATATTACTCTTTTAACAAATAAGACATGGAGACTAAAATATGGTGTAAACTTGTATATAATTACCTAACATTATAATATAATTTAAAAGATGGCAAAGAAACAGTTAAAGATCCCGTTTAAAGACGGGAGACAATGTAAATGGGTTAAGGATGTTCATGATGAGGAACGTGATAATTATGAGTTTGACAAATGCCTTGAAATCTACGGATTCGTCCGTGGATGCTCTTCTGCTGTAATGATATTAAGACCGGCGGATGATCATGGGGAGGATTTTAATTATGCCAAAAGTGTCTATTACCAAGTATTCTTGACAGACAGTAAGGAAGTAATACAGAATATGATGCATGGAATCATATATGGTAAATGGACTTTTGTTAAGAGGGGAGAAAATTTTGGCATTAAATTGGTTAAGGTCTTACCTGGGATACATAAACTTACTCTTGATATGATGGCAAAGGATATTTTTAGACCTGAAAAATTATAGCGATATGATTATAAGTAAGAAATGGTCGATGCCGAACAGCGAGACATTCAGCATAAAACCGATAAAAGAACTTATAGATAGATATAAAAAAGACGGAATGGTTATAGTGGATCCATTCGCCAGAAACAGCGATATAGGGACAATCACCAACGATCTTGACCCTGATACTAAAGCTATGTATCATAAAGACGCCACAGACTTCCTGCGTGGTCTTAAGGATAATATGGCTGATATGGTATTATATGATCCACCATATTCTTCGAGGCAGGTATCTGAGTCGTATAAAAGACTTGGAAGATCTGTTAATATGCAAACAACGCAATCTAGTTATTGGGCTAGGCAGAAGAATGAGATAGCTAGGATCACCAAGAAAGGCGGGGTGGTCATTACCTGCGCATGGAACTCCGGCGGTATAGGGGCCGGTCTTGGTTTCGAGCAGCAGGAGATTCTTCTCGTGGCTCATGGGGGATGGCATAATGATACGATCGTTACTGTAGAGAAAAAGATCAAGGGTTAGATGAAAGAAAGGATATTCACCACAAAAGAACAGGGGAGGGTGCTGGTCGAGGCCGGCCTCCCTATCTCCACCGCCATCGGTTTCAGAGACAAGTATCTGGATCAATTACATTCTATGGAGGATGACGCTGGTCGTATAGGCCTGATCGAGGCCGTTACCCCGGATATATCCAACCCTGTTTGGGATGTAGGGACGTTACTGAATTTACTCCCATATGAGATAGAGGGTTGTACATTAGAATGTTATAAGCTAAAACATGCATGGTCTGTAACGTATAGAGATATAGATGAGATTCCTATGTATTGGAGTAGCGAGAAACTTCTTGTAGACACATTGTTTTCGATGATGATGGAATTACTTAAACATAAGATTATATGAGCATAAAGCAAATAACAAAATTAAGGTACAAAACGAAAGATAAGCTTCCTATGGAAGGTGTTCCTCTTTTAGGATACAACAAAAGATATGACTGTCCGTGGACAGTAGTGTACAGAAGCAAAGACAAGTACTACACTTGTATGAAGTACGACACCGAATTTGAAACATATCCACCGGAAGAATACGAATATCTATATCCATGAGAACATGAAACAAGTAACAAGAATAAGATACAAAACGGGGGATAATCCGCCTATGGCTGATGTCCCTCTTATAGGATACAGCAAAAAATACGACTGTCGGGTAGCGTTAGTATACAGAAAAGGGAATAACTATTACACCAATATGGAGTGCGATGTTGAATATAAGACATCCCCTCCAGATGAGTACGAATACGTATATCCGTGAGAACTAGAAGGGATATATTTATATTTAAGCATGATTAATATTATTTTAATATTATTCATGCTTTTATTTTTGTTTAAATTGTATTTTTGTATCAACATTAAAAACCAGATTGTTATGAACAAATTGATCTTGAACGATATCCAAGACCTGTGGAGGTGGAGGGAAAAGATAAACATCGATGACCTCAAAGAGGATCCTATGGCTGAGGACATACCGTTATATTTCCCGTGCGCCGTCGTATGGCATGAGAAACATAATGATTGTATATGCTACGGATTTGTTTATGTAGCAGAAATATTAGGGATATAAGCATTAAAAAACGAATAATTTTAACAACGTGAGCAAATTACTATTTTTCGATTTAGAGACAACCGGGGTTAAGTTCTGGAGAAACGGGATACACCAAATAGGAGGGATCGTGGATATCGACGGGCAGGAGGTCGAGAGGTTTGACATCCGCCTATCCCCGAACCCTGCCGCTACGATAGAGCAAGAGGCACTGGACGTGGCCGGCGTTACCTTGGAGCAGGTGCAGTCGTATCAGCCTATGGAAGAAGGGTACAGGCAGTTAGTTGGTATATTATCCAAATACGTGAATAAGTTCGACAAGAGGGATAAAATGTATTTAGTGGGGTATAACAACGCTGGATTCGACAACAACTTCCTACGGGCTTTATTTACCCAATGTGGGGATAAGTATTTCGGATCATGGTTCTATCCTAACTGTATGGATGTATATGTTATGGTGACACCGTTCCTGATGGGTGTAAGAAACGATATGGAGAACTTTAAGTTGATGACCGTAGCCAGAACTATGGGTATTGAGATCGACGAGAATAAGCTTCATGACGCTACTTACGATATTGAGCCGACTAGGGATATTTTCTATCGTATAATCGGTAAAATGGATGTTAAGTTATGAGAAGTATCTTAGAGGCGATGCATGATTATCCGGATGAGGCTCTTGGGCTATTTTTCTTTTTGATAGTGGTCTTCTGGTTATTGTCAGGTATATTCGAGAAAAAAGATGAATGATAAACTCGATAAGATACTGGATCTCCTAAGATCTCAGAACGAGATGATTAAGGATATCCACGATTATGTGAAAGAAGTTACCAGCGAGAAATATATAGGGGAGTATAGAATGACCAGCTTCTCTATCAACTTGGCCGCTGATATACTTACCGAAGCCATTAGCCCTAAGATAAAAGGGATGATGGTGGATTTATTAAGGAAACAGGGATGGAAAACCGAATGAGACATGGGAACATATGAGAAGAAGGTAAATCAGTTAAAAGATTTGATGGTAAGGAAATACAAATCGGCTTACAACAAATCCAAGGAAATGGACATAGATATAAGCTCGATGACATATCTTCCAGAACCAGACGTATTCAATGTTATGTACACTGAGCATATGTCCGTTATTCTTGATCGGGTTAATAAGATCATAGATGATAACAAGGATAAGCTTAAGAATCCGACTTGTTCTACATGCGTACATCTGCGTGATAATGATTGGGCGAAAAGATACGGGAAGGTATGTTGCTCTATTTGGCAAGTGTGCGACCATTATATAAACCCTAACAGGAAATATGATAGGGAGCAAAAGACTTATACGAGACGCCCAAGCAATAAGGCTTGTCCTAATTATGAATATGGTGATGATAATTTTGAAAACAGAAAAAGATGCTTAAAGAAAAAGAATACCCGATAAACAGCTATGGCCCAGTACGCACCAACAAAGACCGGACGTGCGTCTGCTGTGGCGATACGGTTCCCGCTGGTAGCAGCAGGATGATGCCGAGGAACGCCAAGTCCAGTTATTGTCTATGCATATCTTGCTTCAAAAAATGGAAATCTGTTGGTGGAGATCTTAAACTGATGTACAATCTCAGCAATGTGAAGAAAGAGCATATCATATATATGTCTAAGATCATGAAAGGTAATTGTGACATTGTTAAAGGTCATAAGCTTTATATAGCCCTAAAGAAGGCGATAAACGAGAAGAAGGTAGCCGTTATCAGATTCGATACCGACCAACCGATATGTATATCGACAAGAATCATGAATCCTTCATTCGGGGTGATCATGGACGAGTACGGTAAGGATATATTCCAAGGTAACCTTAAGCTAATTAATGTCCCTAAAGGTGTCAAGGATCTAATAGTTAACTATATAGAAAAATATCGTA